AGACCGAAGGCGAGAGCGTCTGCAGTGTGCCGGCCATGTCGACGTACTTGATCGACTCCACCGACTGGAGCGGCGGCTTGGGAAGCTCGATCATCCCGCCGCAGTAGGGGAACATGCAGAGGGTGGACTTCCACTGGGCGGTGATGTACTGCCTGCCGCCGCTGAGGGTCTCCGCCATTTCGCGGGCGGCCACGATCAGGACATCGACCAACCCATCCTGGGTCTGGTCCATGACCCGGATGTGTTCCTTGGCTTCCTCGAGCGAAACGGGCTCGAGCGCCGGTGCCGCGACGCGCTCAAGTCCCATGCTTCTCTTCCACTTCTTCCGAAAGGGCCATGCGACACCCGGAGTTGCCCGCAGGGTCGGGGGAGGGGTGCCCCAGACGACCCTGCGGGGTTCCCAGAGATCCTTCGTTACGCGATCGCCGTGGTCGGAACCTGCTGCGGATATCGTGCGCCTGACAGGATCGCCAGGACGCTCGCCGCACACGGGCTATCGACCACTTCCGTGAGCTGGAGCCGGACGAACGGCTTGCCGGCCGGCAGCTCTTCGGCGTCGATCTCCACCGCGACCATCTTGTTGGCCCCTGCGACGGTGGTGTACCCGGTGGACGCGATCGCGGTGAGCGCGCCCCACGTGTCCGCAGTCGCGGTATCGGCCACCAGCCGGTAGTTGAACGCGATGGCGGTGTTCCCGGTCCCTGCCGCCGCCGAGCACGCCTCCACCTGGATCTTGACGGTGCCGGTTCCGCCGGCCCCTTCCTCCACGATGAAGGTGATGTGCGAGTAGTCCTTGGTGTTGAACACGTCCGTTGCGGGGTTGGTGTTGTAGCGGTCCGTCGCCGGCACCAGCGCGCACGCAACGTGAATCCCTCTGTTTCCTCCGATGAGGTTCATGGTGCTTGCCTCCTTTCCCTTACCGAGCCTGCAGAGTGACGAACGTGGACAGCGTGTTCGTCCCGAGGAAGGGAGTCAGGGCACTCTGGAGCCACGGCTGACCGTCGATCGAGAACATGAACCGGAAGGCCTGCTCGGCCCAATCGAAGCGGAGATGCATGGAGACGGCGGACTCGATCCCGCCGCCGCGGACGCCGACCGCGTAGCTGCCCAGATCCGCCAGGATGATGTCGCCCAGGTCTCCGATCGAGGCGCAGAACTCGATCGGGATCACCGGGCGACCCTTGATCGTGTTTTTCTCGCGGTTGTAGATCGGGTTGGTGGCTCCACCGACCACTTCGGATCCCGCCAGGTTGGTGATCCGCGTCGTGATCAAGTCCAACTGGGGTTCCACGTCCTGATTGATGAGCCAGACAGCCCTGGAGCGGGCGCGCACGTGAAGCCTCGCCCACATCTTCACGAGGTTCGCGTCGAGGATGGTGTCCGCCGCCTGGGAACCCTCCTTCGAGACGGTCACCAGACAGCCGGAGTTCATGATCCCCTTCGGCTTCGCTCCGCCGTCACCGTTGACGATGCTGTTCCCCACCAGGAAGTTGATTTCCTCGCTGGCGGCCCGGGTGATGTACTGATCCAGGGCCGTCGTGGAGTTCCGCATCAGTTTGTCGGTGACGTAGACGAGGCACGCGAGCTCGTAGGGCTCGAGCTTCAACTGCCGGAAGGTCGGCTTCGAGCTGGTGATCTGCGCCGCCTCCCCGAGCCAGTAGGCCTGAATCCCGCCGAAGCGGCTTCCGGTGGCCCTGCTGGTTTCGGCGTTCGCCGGGAAGGTCAGGCTCTCGCCCTCGACCGTGTACTGGTCGCAGAGCGACAGCAGGTTGTTCGGCTCGGCCGAGAGGCCGTTCCAGATCTGCGTTGCGTACTGCGGCGGGACGGTGAATCCGCCGTCCGCGCCGACCCGTTGCTGCATGCCGGAGGCCGCAGCGAAGAAGTCGAGCCGGTGATCCCGGACGCCCCGCCCGGGGTTGGCGACGTTGTAGACCGCCATCGCGAATTCCCCGAGTCTCGGAAACCCGTGCCGGCGGTGCTCGTCCATGTTCCGGGCCTCGGCCGGGACCGTTGGTGCTCCGCCGGCCGCCGAAACGGCGTCTGAGGGGTCGCGGACCTGCCGCGGGAGCGGTTCCTTCAGCTTCTGCACCCGGGCCTCGATCTGCTCGCGGCGGGTGGCGTCCGCCTGGAGCATGTCGGCCTCGGCGAGGAGCGCGAAGATCTTCTTCTCTTCTTCTTCGGTGAGCGGCTTGTTGAGTGCGTCCGCCTGCTCCTGGATGGCCTGCGCCTCCTGGATACGCTCGGCGGAGGTGGCGCGCTGAAGCGCCGGGGTGGGGGTTGGCATTGGCCCAGAGTCCTTTTCCGTTGACCAGTTCCCCGCGATCCCGGGAAAGGACCGACGGTAAACTTAAGGCCGTCAACGGCTGACTCTGCAGCCAGTTAAACGCCGCCCCTGGTCGCCCCGACCCGCGGCTCTGCGCGGATCCAGGTGACCGGGAGCTTCCCGAATCAGAAAGCCAGCGTAAACGCCCCCGGTAGGGCTGTCAAGCCTCCGGAGGCTTCCGCTTGGCCAGGAGGGCCTGGAGATCCTCCTCCTGCCTCTTCAGCCTGGCGAGCGCGGCGGTGACCCGGAAACGCCGGGACTCCTCCCGCTGCCTGAGATCCTCGGAGGTCATTTCGGGCTCCCTGGCCGTCACGGTGAAGGTTTTCCCGGCCGCCTCCACCCGAGCCATGGTATCTGTCGCGGTGTCCGAGATCGCCTGCCGCGCAGCGTTCAGTGCGTCGTCCATCCGGCTCACCTCGTCGATCAGTCCCATGGATTTTGCCTGGTCGGCGATCCAGACCTTCCCGTTGGCCCACTCCTGGACCTTCGCGATCGGCTGGTCCCTCCCGGCGGAAACCGCGGCCAGGAAATGCCCGTGGACGGCGTCGACGCGGTCCTGCATGTACCCGAGCTGCTCCCCGGTGATCGGCGCACCCTCCACCCCGGCCCCCTTGTAAGGGCCGGTGCTCACCACATGAACCTTGATCCCCCGCTTCTCGGCCAGGCCGGAGGTGTCCTCGACCACCGCCACCACCCCGATGGAGCCGATTTCCGAGGTTGCGGATGCCGTTATCCGCCCGGTCTGGCTCGCCACCCAGTAGGCCGCGGAGGCCCCCAGATCGTCGATGTGGGCGAAGGTTGGCTTCTGACGACCCGCCTCCGCCACGTCCTGGGCCAGCTCCTGGGTTCCGGCCACCGTCCCCCCGGGGGAGTCGATGGCGAAGAAGATCCCCTTCACGTCGGGATCCCGCGCCGCGGTGCGGACCGCCCTGCGGATCCGGAGCGTATTAGCGCCGCCGTACTTGCTCTCGCCCTTCATCATGGGTCCATCGATCGCCAGGACGGCCAGCCCGGAGCCGTCGAGGTAGTAGAGCGGCTCTGCCGAAACGCCCTGCGTTTTCGCCTCCATAGCCGTCTGCCCGGAGGTCATGGGGAGCTTCCGAGGCTCTTTCGGCTGCCAGAGCCCGGATTTCACCGCCGAAACGGCCTCCCCGAACCATTCCGGCTGAATGAGCCAAGGCCCCAGGTGCTTCGCCACGCACTCCGGTTGCCAGTCGTCGCGATTAGGCGTGGACGCCATTGAAGACCTCCGTCAAAGCGTTTCTGACCAGGTTCTGGCCATGTTTTTCAGCAAAGCCCGCGAAACCAGAGCCGATTTTGCCCTCCGCGAAGAGCCGGAGGACCTCTGAACGGGACGTTTCGACATGGAATCGGGCCTGTTTCGCCGGATCCCAGGCCGGCTTCCCGAGGAGGGTCGCCCCGGCCCTGGCGAGCTTCCGGTAGGTGCCCTCCGCGGTCACGCGGTGGAGGACATAGAACTCCTCGAGCCAGCGGGTGAATCCCTCGGGCTTCCCTGCGTACCTCTTTTCGGCCCGTTCCGAGGCGTTTTGCTCCTTCCGGAGGAGCTGCCCGACCGCGTCGGCGATGAGCGGCTCCAGTGCGTCGTGGACCCTGGCCCGGGCATCCTCGTCGTCATCCTCTTCCGACGGACGCGGCGTCCGGCCCCGCGGCGGCGTTTCCTCCTCCGGATCCGTGGCCTCTGGCTGCTCCGCCTGCTTTCCCGCGGCTGCATCCTGCGATCGGATCATGTTCAGGGGAACGTAGTGCGTATCCCCGTCCGGCCCGATCGTGTTCATGTTCTCCAGGGCGAGGATGTCGTTCTGGGAGTAGGCCCCGATGTTGAACATCTTCGTGTAGTAATCCCCCCGCTTCACCGAATCCCCGCGGAGGAGCCCCAGGATCAGGTGTTCGGCGAAAACGTCCTCCTCCCGCGAGAGGAGCTTCATCTTGATCTCCTGCTCCCAGCGAATCAGCCAGGGCGTGAGTGTGTCCACCACATATTCAATGTTCTGCTCTTCGATATTCGAGAAGGTGGACCGCAGGAGGTGCTGGATCTTGTGCGGCGGCATCCGGAACCAGCGGGCGATCTCCTCCACCTGGAACTGCCGACTTTCCAGGAACTGGCCCTCCTCGGGAGGCACCCCGAGCCGTTCCCACTTCATTCCCTCTTCGAGGATCGCCGGCTTGTAGGCGTTTTCCGGCCCCGAGTACATTTCGGACCACTCCTTCCGCAGCCGCTCCATGCCCTCCGGACTCATCGTCTCTGGATGGGTCAGGACGCCAGACATGGAGCTCGAGCTGCCGAAGAATCCGGCTCCGAAGCTCTGCGCGGCCATGGTCAGGCCCAGGGATTCGATCCCGAGACGGGCCACGGACCACCCGATCCGCTCGTCTCCGATCCCCCGGATGTGAAGCATGTTCTCGGGCTTGACGTTGACCTTCTGCCCGGTGTTGTCCGACACCTGGTAGACGTAGTCCTCCCGGCCGAATTCCCCGATCACCGTCACCCGGGAGGGGTGGACCGGCCACAGAGCCAGCGCCCGGTTGCCGGAATCCCGCTCGATCTCCGCGAATCCCCCGCCCCAGGAGACGGCCCTGTGGGTCAGCAGCTCGCGGAACCCGAAACTGGTCTGCCGGCGGTTCGGGGCGTCATGGAGCAACCGGTAAAGCCAGTGTTTTGGTGCCCGTTCCTTCCCCTTTTCCACCCGCCGGTAGGTGATGAGCGGCAGTTTCGCTACGTCCTCCGCGATACAGCGGGTGCAGGCGTAGTATGGGGAAATGCCCAGTGCGCTCTCCTGGGTCACGTAGGCCCCGGCCTGTGTCCGCCGGCCGAGGCTCCAGTCGACAAGCCACTGGCGCGGGTTTCTGAGGTCGCTGATCGACAGATCTGCCGCGAAAAGGCGGCTGAGGTAGCTCAACGTCGCCTACCTTTCTGGTCCGGGAGCGCAAGGCAAACGAGGATCATGCAGCCGAGAACCAGCGGGCAGAGCGGCTGATAGATCATCAGGAGCCCCCAACTGATGAGGAAGACCGCGACCAGGCCGATCGTCGCCGTGATGGCTCTTTCCGCCCGGATCCGCCTCCTGGCCTCATTCGGGTTGTCATTCATAGCCGGTTCAGCCCCCTGTCCTTGGTATAGACCGATTTGAACGCAGGCTCGGCAAGCGTCGCCCGCCCGATCGCCATGATTAGAGCGACGATCCCGTCGATCTTCTCCGAACTCTTCGCCTTGTTCGGGCGGATGTTCCCCGGCGCGTCCATGTCCACGGTCACGTTCCCGGCCATCCAGGTCAGGATCGGGTGCCCGCCGTGGGATATTTTCTTCGAGAGGATCAGCGTCTCGAGCCCCTTGGTGGGCTCGCTCAGGTTCTTCATCGACTGCTGGAATGAGAAGACGGTGAATCCGTCCTCCTGGAGATCATTCGCGAGTTGCTGGGCACCCCAGGGGTCAAACGCGATTTCCCTGATCCGGAATCGCGCAGCAACAAGGTTGATTTTTTTCCGGATCTGGTTGTGGTCGGTGCAGTTCCCGGGCATCAGCTCGATCAGCCCCTGCCGTGCCCATGTCAGATAGGGGACGCCGTCCGTCCGCTCCCGGGTGTACGCTCCCTCTTCGGGAGCGAAGAAGTAAGGCAGAACCGCGAACCGTCCTTCCTCGAGAGGGAATAGAAGAACGAACGCGTTTATGTCGCGGTTCTGCGCAAGGTCAAGGCCGGCGAAGCACTCCCGGCCGACCAGATCCGACTCGGCGACCGGGCTCGCGCAGGCGTTCCACTTGTCCATCTGGAGCCAGCGGTGTTCCTGCTCCGTCCAGACATCGAGGCGATACCGCTTGAAGGCGTTCTCCTTCGTCGGGGACTCCTGCGCCTCCGCGGCCTCCTGTGCGAAATCCATCTCGTTGATGGTCACGCCCATCGAGGGGTTGGCTTTCCTCCACGTCTTGGGGTCCCTCCAGTCGTCCTCCGGCCCGGCCGCCTTGATCATCGCGAAGAAGGTCGGATCCTCGATCCGGCCGTCCAGGACCTGCTCCGCCCGGGCGTGCTGCTCGTAGC